CCCGTTTCATCATGGGGATCCACCAAGGCACATATTGCGGGATTCAGCGCAGCTTTATTATAATTTAATAAAGCGCCTAGAATCGACAATAATCCGTGATGGGCTCCAACCTGTAAAGGTTGAGCCATATCGGAACTAAATCGACATAATACAGCTTTTAACAAGCTGATATTAGTCAAAAGAGCTCTAGGACCTAGCCGCAAGGCTAGGTTAACTTTACCCGGTAAGTTATTACCTTGTAATAACTCCTTCCAAGAAAGCCCCGAGACATCTTTTCCTTCAAGTGATGTTCGTTTTGCGAACTCACAAGAAGCGACTTTTGGAGACGGTATTGATTTACTTAAGTTAACAGGAACTCCCAAATCATTGAGAATTCGTGTATAACTAAGATAAACATCTTCCTCAAAAAGGACTATGTCATCTCCAAGTACTTCATAACCATCGTACCACGTTGATTGATTACCTCTCACTTCTTGAACAGCGAACTGAACAATGAAATGATGAGTAAGAGCCAACATAGCCCAGGAGCTTAAAGCACCCATTGGTTGCCCAACAGAGTACTGTACACTTCCCGGTTCCAATCCGTATGATTCTAGTTTACTAGGATCTCCAGAAATTAAGTAATCACGATCTATTAATAAATCTTTCCAAGCTTTAGCAAGATCTCTCGATCCTGTTAAAGATGACAATAAAGATTCCTGTAAAGTTATAGGTAAACGATCGGTTGCTGATGTTAAATCAACAGACCAAGCGTGTCCATAATCTACAGATTTCTTCATTGCTCTACTGAATGAAGCATTCTGATCGAATGTTCCATCATTAGGTAAAGATTTAAGTAATTTAAAGATAGATCGATGCAGAGGTTCTAAGAAACTCTGAGTCCATATATCTAAGATCGCGAAAATTCTTAATTTCCCTGCTGCTTCCTCTTTAAAGGCGAGTTGCCCACCATAAAGGAATCCTCCAGTAATGGCAGAAGGAGAAACGAATGTAACTTTTCTTCCGAAAAGTTTCACTGTTCTCAGTTTGTCAATACTAGAGTCTACTAGAAATCTCCCTTTAATGGGAATTCTAGCTCCTTTATTTAAGGCGTTAAATAGAACCTCGATAGAATTATCAAGGAGTCTAAATAACTCTCGACTTTTTGAGGATATCGCA